ATTGATTCTTGGGGCATCAACTCCATGGAAACAAGAAATCCATTCACAGAGCTGCTAGCATAAAAAAATGGCTCCCGGTTAAAGGAGCCACTTTCTTTCTTACAAAGCACTTGTTATTAGAACGAGCGACCAAGCTTAAGTGCAACCTGTGAGAACAACTTTGTTCCAGTGGCTGGATTGATCGCGCGCGAGTAGCGATAATACTCTACACCAATCTTGTATGAAGGAAGAATTTCATACGATAGACCGGCGTTTAGACGAGTTTCCTGATTATCAAGACCCTTGCTTTCAATACCATTGCGGTAACGATACCCGACATCGCCAGTAATACCAGCAACTAGAGCACGACTTACATTCACTTCTGCGCCATAAAGATTATAGTCGCCGCCCTTAATGACAGCCTTATTAGCAACAACTGAAGATGTTGCAGCTTCTAGATTACGACCTAATTGAACATTACCACCAACATTGAAACCAAGCACAGTGGGTAGATCAACACCAACACGAGCAACTGCCTTAGAAGCAACAGTACCATTATTTGGCTGCTGCTTTGTTGTTAGTTCTACACCATAGTTTAGATTTGGGAACACCTGAAAGAATGGAGCCTGATAGTCAAGCTTATATTCTAGTGGTGATTTCCCACCGTCAGCACCAGCACGAAGCTCGGCAGTTACCGTGGCGGCAACAGCGGGGGAAGCGATTAGTGCTAGTAGTGCGGTTGTTAGGAATAGTTTCTTCATTAGAAGTCTCCGTGTTAATTAATGGAATGATGACTTACCGTTGGTCATCGCGTGCCTATTATGGAGCAACCCTTGCAAATACAGACATTGTCTTATTTTTCTTCCTATAGAATCGTGTCATGATGTTATCGTTATAATAATCATCATGCTCTAGAACACTTCGTAGAATCTGTTCTCTCAATTCATAGTAATTAACATCGCCTCTACCTTCGTGGAGAGACAATATTTCTCGTTTAAAGTTCTCTTTCCCGAATTCCTTTATATCGGCCAAAAGAGTCTTAGAACTACCATAGTATTTATACCAATCCGATTCTTTGCGGATGATTTTTCGTACCTTTTTATGCTTCTGTTTTACTCTATTAGTAGAATAAAAATACTTTCTACCTATATATTTTTTTCCAGTAAGAGTATTTGTAATTATATATACGAACCCAAAGAATGTATTTATATCACTAGTGTTAAAGGGGTTCCCTTCCCATAACCAAACATTCTCTAGACTCACTCCTCGTCGACCTCAAGATCGTAATCTTCTTCCACTGATTCTGTTTCGCTACCGCAGAATGGACACCAACTAGGTTTATCCTGTGAGGCAAAAATTACTTTGTATTCATTGTCACAATGCGCGCATGTACACCATTCATCGTTCATTTATATCTCCATTAAATCGTCGTAGTTTACTACTTCAACATCAGTTTTGTTTAAAAATTCCATACCTTCTTCATGACGGTAGGTATATCTATATATAATCTTTTTTATCTTAGCTTGATAGATCAGCTTGGCGCAATGAATACAAGGAGAATGGGTGATGAATAATACAGCACCCTCTGAAGATTCAGTAGAAGAAGCGAGCTTAGTTAATGCATTGCTTTCAGCGTGAATAACATCATCTTTAGTTTTATCCTCTTCATCTTCACAGCAATTATCCCAACCAGCTGGCATACCATTGTAGCCAATAGAAAGAATACGATTATCCTTGACAATAACGCATCCAACTTTAAGTCGAGTTGCGTGAGATAACTGAGCAGTAAGCTCAGCAACACTCATAAAATATTTAATGAATTTGCTTTTCATAGATTAGGTACAAAGATTGCATCAGCATGAGACTGATCAACTCGAACATAATTCATATCTTTAAGAAACTGCAATAATTCTTCATCGCCTTTTCCACTAGTGTGCACCTCAGCAGAAATAACAGGTTTATATTTTTCTATTGTATTCTTAGCGCCAACTAAAACATTATATTCATAACGTTCAACATCTAACTGTATTAAATCGCATGCAGGAATATTAAGACAATCTAAAGTGATCATTGGAATAATAGGAATGATATTTTCTTCTGGAACATCAACAACCATATGCATTCCAACATTCCATCTATCAACATATTCCATTCTTATAGGTTTATGTTCTTTACCCAAGGCACATTGCATTTTGATAACATTGTTAAATTGTGAGTTGTTGACCATGCAATGAAAATTCAGAGGAGCAGGTTCGAAGGCATAAACTACATGAAATAGTTTTGAGAAAAACCTAGTGTGTAATCCACAATTTGCGCCAGCCGTAACAACAACGTTTTTTGCTCTTAGATACTTCATGTATTTTTCTTTATGAGATTGTTCCCAATCTTTCGTTGGACCATCCCATGCGCCATCATCCTCCCTCGGCCACATCCAGTCACTTTCATTATCAATAATTTCGTATCTTGTAAATACTTTATCTTTATAACTCATAATGAAAATCCCTTAAATGTGTTCTCATCAACGTCTTTATTAACTCCACCAACAACATAACTAGATAGCTCTACTTCCTGTGGCGCGACCTGAACATCAGAACCAGCAATCCACTTCTGAGTCCAAGGTAATGGATGAGAAGTTGACTTAGTGTTTGGATTGACGCCGATAGCTACCATACGCTTATGGGCAATCCAATCTACATATTCAGACAGTAGCTGTTCATTAAGACCAATCATCGAACCATCTTTAAACAAATATTTTGCCCAAGCCTTCTCTTGATTGATAACATCAATGAATAATTTATCAACTTCTTTTTCACAGTCTTTCTTAATCTGTTCAAAGTCTTTATCATCTTTGGGAAGGAACTTAATAATATTCTGAGTAGCAGCTAAGTGAACGTTTTCGTCACGCGCGATGAATTTAATAATCTTAGCATTGCCTTCCATCTTCTTAACTTCAGCGAATGCCCATGAGCATGCGAAAGAAACATAGAAGCGAATACCCTCTAGTGCGTTTACAGCATTAAGACACAACCACAGTGCTTTCTTATTCTCATAATTATCATAATTCTTTGTGCCAAGAATCTTATGAGTCTTTATTAAATCATCATAATACTTGCTGATATCTTTAGCGCAGTCAACGATCTCTTTAATATCAAGCATATCATCAAACACCTTAGAGGGGTCTGCATACACATTACGCATGATATGAGTATATGAACGAGAGTGGATGGTCTCAAAATAAGACCATGTGATGATAAACGTCTCAAGTTCGGGGAGTGATACTATCGGAAGGAATGCAGTCACTGGAGCACGTCCCTGAACGCTGTCAAGGAGGATCTGACGCTTTAGGTTGCTAGTGAAGATATGTTGTTCATGAGCATTAAGAGACTTGAAATCTTTAGCGTCTCTAGTGCAATCAATCTCTGTTGGTTGCCAGAAGAATCCATTCTGTTTCTCAGTAAGCTTCTCAAAGATAGGATACTTCTGCCTATCGTATCTAGCTATGTTTACTTGTTTGCCAAAAAACAATGGCTGTTTAGTCTCATCAATCTTTTCATTATTAAAAACAGACATTAATTCGCTTTCCATTGCATATAATATGCATCTTGTCTATTACCGAACTTACCAGAAATGTAATCTGATTTAACAAACCCTAAATCTTTTAGTCTATTTACAACATCTTTATCGCCAACGTGCACATAAGCACACACATTTATTATACCTGTTTCTTTTAAAGAATCAAGCTTTTCTTTTGTGATGTCTGCAGTTACTTCGTGAATAGGTATCCATTCGCCAAAATGGGTGCGAAGAATTGACATTGCACAGTTCCCTTTGGTTTGTTATAAGACACAGCTATCACAGGTTTCTTCTGATGGATTTTCCTTTAGTAATTCTTTAACTTCAATCTCACCAGACTGGTCATTAGTATTGAAATAGTATAAAGTCTTACCGCCATATTTATAATGCATCAAGATGTGCTTCATAATCTCGCTTAGAGGAATCTTTTCGTCAGGATAAAATTTAGGATTATATGTTGTATTGACCGAGATAGCTTGATCAATATACTTCTGTAACACAGCGCAAATCTTTAGATAACCTTCAGGTGACTTAATATCCCAAAGAAGTTCATACTTATTCTTAAGTCTTTTAAGATTAGGAACAACCTGCTTTAGAACACCATCCTTAGATTGCTTAGTGCTTAGTAATGCACGTGGCGGTTCAATACCATTAGTAGAGTTACTAATAAGAGCAGAAGTTTCTGCTGGCATTAAAGCCATTAGAGTAGCATTACGGATGCCAGTTGCCTTAAGCTGCTCACGCAGTTCTTCCCAAGGCATATATTCACGAGGCTTAACTAGATCATCAACATCTCTTTTATAAGTGTCGATGGGCAGAATACCTTTAGAATATTTTACATTTTCGGGTGCGCCAAGTTGACCTTGTTCCTTAGCAAGATCAGCTGATGCCTTGATTAGATAATATGACCAAGCTTGAGCAAACTCATCTATCATAACAAGGTTCGGATTAGTATACGTCATATCATTCATTGCCATCCAATAAGCAAGATTGATAATACCAACGCCTAGTGGGCGGTATTTCTTAGTAGAAGTTACTGCTGCCTTAACAGGATAAGATTGATAATCAAGCAAAGCATCAAGAGCACGAACAGCAAGAGTACATGGTCTTTCGAAGTCATCAGGAGTTTTAATCTTACCCCAGTTGATAGCAGATAATGTACAAAGAGCGATTTCTCCTTCTTCATCATTAATGTCTTTTAGCGGCTTAGTTGGTAGTGTAATTTCGCAGCAAAGGTTTGACTGATGAATAGGAGCATTGATAAAGGAACCATGATCATTAGCATGGTCAACATTCATTAGATAGATACGTCCAGTATCTTTCCTTTCTTGAACGAAGGCTGAGAATAATTCGATAGCAGGAATTTGTTTCTTGCGTAGTTTGGTATTACGCTCCGCCTTTTCATATAGCTCTCTGAATTTATCGACATCCGTAAAGAAAGCTTGATATAGATCAGGCACATCATGCGGGGAGAAGAGGGTGATAACACCTCCTGCGATAAGTCTTTCATACATCACCTTATTAAATTGGACTCCGTAATCCATATGACGAACACGATTATCTTCAGTACCTTTATTATTCTTTATAACTAAGAGATCTTCGGCTTCAAGATGCCAGATAGGATAGTATAGAGTCGCAGCCCCACCCCGTACACCACCTTGGGAACAAGACTTAACAGCAGACTGAAAAAGCTTATAGAAAGGAATAACACCAGTATGAGAAGCATCACCATTACGAATAGGGGAGTTAATAGCACGTATAGCACCTCCGCCGATTCCGATACCAGCTTTTTGCGAAACATACTTAACGATAGCAGACGCTGTTGCATTGATAGAGTCCAGCGAGTCATCTGTTTCAACAAGTACACAGGAACTAAATTGCCGTTGTGGCGTGCGTACTCCAGCCATAATAGGAGTAGGCAAGCTAATATCAAATAAACTGATTCCATCATAATAATCCTTCACCCATTTTAATCTATCCTCTTTATATTTAGCGAAAAGAGTCATCGCAATTAACATGTATGCCATTTGAGGAGTTTCATAGAACTTACCAGTAACACGATTCTTAACTAGATACTTTCCACGGAATTGTTCCATAGCAGCATAAGTTAATAGGTTATCGCGATCATGTTCAATGAACCTACCGAGTTCATCAATCTCATTTTCATTATAAAGCTTTAGAACTTCAGAATCATAAT